AATGGCTAGCCCAGAAGCAAGACAAATATTAATAAAAGACTTTGGTTATCAACCCGTTGATATAGAATCAAAGTCGGGTTATTCTCGTGCTGTAAAAGAAACTATTGTAAAACTGGAAAACTCAAATCCTAATGATCCAAGAATTTCAATTTTACAAGATGCAATAAGACCATCTAAAAAAAGAACAACCAAAAAAGAATCAACACAACCAAAGAAAACAAAGGATGATGCAGTAAAATTTATTACAGGTAAAGGAACTCCTGCACCTGTTCAACCACCAGCAGCACCCATGTCTAAATTTGGTGGTGAAAAAACTGGAGCAGCCTTAGCATCCATATCTCAGAATGTTAATGCCATAAAAAAACTTGTCACCCGTCAAAATAAACTTGAAAAAGATAAAGCAGATGATACTAGAGAAGCAAGAGAGAAAAAGAAAAGAAGTATGAAAGAAAACCTCTTAGAGGGTGGAAAGAAAATGTATGATAAAGTTGCTGGAACATTTGGAAAAATTTTAGAACCAGCAAAGGGAATCTTTGAATCGATATTTGGTTTCATAACTAAGTTTATTCTTGGTGCAGCATTGATGAAGATACTTGATTGGTTTGGTAATCCTGCTAATAAAGATAAGATACAATCTATATTCAGGTTCCTGAAAGATTTTTGGCCTGTTATCGCTGCTGGAGTCATAGCATTGATGGGGCCTATCCCTTCATTTGTTGCAGCACTTGCATTAGCATTTGGATTTGTTCCAAAGATAATCGATTTTGTTAAATCAATATTTGGTTTGGGTAAAGATGTAGATAAAGAAATTAAAAAAGAAGAGAAAGATTATGAGAAGAATAAGAGAGGAACTGGGTTTGATACAGACAAAGAAGAAAAAGAACAACCAGTAAAACAAGAGGAAACTCCACCAGAACAACAAGATGCAGAGAAAATGAATAAAGGTGGTATGGTTCCAGATAGAGGTAACGTAACCAAGATGAATAAAGGTGGTGAGGTTCCAGGCCAAGGAAATACAGATACTGTTCCTGCGATGTTAACACCTGGCGAATTTGTTTTAACTAAAGAAGCAGTGAAAAATATTGGTGCTGATACACTTTATGGATTAAATGCTGCTGCGGGTGGTGTTGGTAAGCCTTCACAACAGAAGCCAGCAAAGAAAAAGAAAATGAAAACTTCAACTGTTGGAACCATGATGAATCTAGGTGGGTTGAAGATGGGTGGTATGACAAACAATATGTCATATGCTGGTGGTGGGCAAGTTCCTGTGCAAAATTACTTCATGGGAGGTCTAGTTAAGAAAGTAGGAGGTTTGATTGCTAAAACACCTCAAGCCCGTCTCATAAAATTTGCAGTAAATCAAGCTAAAAAAGCGGGAGTTAAACCACCTGTGGCAAAAGCATTGAAGGCTCTCACTAAACTTGGGGGTTTTGCAGGAACTCCACCACCAACTCCTATGGAGGGTGATGAAGGTAGTGTTAATGAAATACCAAGTTTTAGTGTGACTGCACCTGGTGGTAGAGCAAAAGAACAGACATTGGGGATAAGGAGATAATAAATGGCACTAGGAGCAATCGTAAAATCAGTTGGCGGTAAACTTGCCAAGCAACAGGTCAAAAAAGTTGCCACAGATAAACTCATGGGTAGAGGTGGGAAGAAAGGTGGTGCTAGTAAGGAAACAGCGTCAAACATGGTAAGTGGTGGCATATCAGGTTCAAAGAAAGGTCAGAAACCAGTGGCAAAAACTGATGGAAGAACAGGATACAAAGGCCCTTCTCTTGAAGTAGTTAAAGCAGAAATAGATGCAAAAGAAACTGATAAAAGAATAGTAAAGATTAGTAAGGATGTAACTGCGATTGCAGAGGCTATGAAGGGTGGTCTCGTATTGAAAGATAAAGCAAAAAGAAAAGAAAGAATAGCAGCAGAAAAAGACAAACGTGCAGCACAAGAATCTGACATAGAGAAACCTGATGAGAAGAAAAAAGAAGGTGGTGGCATGCCAAAAATTAAAGTTCCTGGTGTTGGATTGTTGAGTGGAATATTTGGATTCATCACGAAGTTTATATACGGTGTTGTTATAATGAAATTAATTGAGATTGCTCCTAAACTTAAAGGATTGCTTGGGCTTCTTAAGGGTGCAGGAAGCGGTGTATTTAAATTCCTCACAGATAGTGTTGGATTTATTCTTAATCTCCTAGCAACTGCTGTTGATTTTGGATATAAACTTGTTGATGGTGCAGAGAAAATAGTGGGTAAAATTTTTGGTGAGGAGGGTGCTGAAAAATTCAGAACTTTTATTAAAAACTTTACGACTTTAATAAATTCATTTTTAATATTCAAGATACTCAAAGCAAAAGTTTTTGATGCAATTGTAAGAAATATAAAAAATGCGTTTAAATTTGCCAAGAATATTATTAAAAATGCTGGTAAAGTTATAGCTAAACTTTTCCCAAATTTAGCTAAAGGAGCAGGAAAGATATTTCAAGCAGGAAAGGGATTGGTATCTAAAGGTTTGGCGAAGGTAGGTGGATTTGCTGCAAAGATATTTGGTAAGGCAGCAGGAGTTATCTCACCTGCATTTAAAGGTGCTAAACCATTTCTTTCTAAGTTCTTTGGTAAGATTCCAATCGTAGGCCCTCTTGTTATTACTATTGTATCTCTACTATCTGGAGAACCAGCGACTCAAGCAATATTTAAAGGATTAGGTGCTGCGTTGGGTGGTGCACTTGGAACATTCATACCTATCCCTATTCTAGGAACATTGATTGGTGAAACGATTGGTGTGTTTGTTGGTGATCTATTCTACTCGTTATTATTTGGTGGTGGAATATCAGAGGTGGGTCAAAAATTAAAAGATACTTTCATGACTCTCTTCAAGGGAGGTAAAGCAGTAGTAGATTGGGTTGGTGGAGGAATCAAAGCCTTTGTAAACAATGTGCTTTCAACAGATCCTTTTAATGTGAAATCAGGTTTTGGTATTAGAGCAGGTCTTACTAAAGGTATTAAAGCTTTTGGTTTATATAATTTCTTTGAGGGTCTTGGATTCACTGGAGGAAAAGATGGTCAGGTAGATAAGTTTCCTAATCTTCTTAACATACTTAATCCACTTAAGTTTTATCCTTTACTATTCAAATCTTTCTTTGGTGATAGAAATGAAGGTGAAACTGTAACTAACGGTGGTAGCACCGCAGTTGTTTCTGATGATCAAGAAAATAAGAATAACAAAGATGCAGATGCAGTGGCAGCAGAGGCAACCTATGAAAGTGGTGAGGGTGATGCTGTAATTATACCTGTTCCAATACAACGAACTAAAACAGTTTCAACTGGAAGAAGAAACAGAAGAGGTAGTGGAGCGAAGACAAGAGTTGTAGTTGTTGATGATACTGAACTAGTCATGTACGGGGGTAAATAATATCATGAGTAATAGCACACAAAATTCAGCACCAGCGAGCATTACAAAGGCAGATGTAATCTCTAATGTAGATACAGAAAAATCTGTTAGTTTGGTAAATGGAATACTTCGTTTGACTTATCATGAAAGTATATTACAGGATAGTGTCAAAGCATATGTTGTGTTTAGTGATGTTGGAAATGCGATTGATGGTAAGTCTGCAATGGAAGGTTTGCCTCTCATAGGAACAGAGGATTTTAGATTAGAGTTTGAGGATAATAAAGAAGAGAAAATTAAAGTTGATATGATTGTCAATAAAGTAAAACCAGTATATGAAGATGGATCTAAAAATGTTATCAGTTTAGAGTTAGTATCTGAAGAATTTATTCGTAATGAAATGGGTGAGAACAGATGTAGAACTAGAGAAAATGGCCTTATATCTGATAGCATTGAAAAAATATTTACGGATAGATTAAAATCTGAAAAAGAATTAGACATAGAACAAACAGCAAACAGATATAATTTTATTGGTAATGGTCGCAAACCTTTTTACATGTTAAATCTTCTTTCCAAACAAGGAGTTCCTCAAGGAAGTGATGGTAGTAGTGCTGGATTTCTTTTCTTTGAAACTGCCAATGGTTATCATTTCAAATCCATTGAGGGGTTATTCAAACAGGATAAAAAGAAATCATATATTTTTAACAATACCACTGATACACAAGTAACTCCTGCTGGTTATGATGGAAAAATATTAGAACACAAATCAGATAATTCAATCAATGTTCAGTCAAAAATGAACATGGGTGCATACAAAACTAAAATAATTCTCTTTGATGCCTATAACTGTAAATATGAAGTAATAGAACAAACTGCTGAAGAGGTTAAAGAAGAAGTTGAATTGGCAGGAAAAGATTTACCTAAATTTAATTCTAAATTTGATAGTGATCAAAAAGATTATACCAGAACCACACTATATTTGGTTGATAGTGGAACACTTCCTGATGGTGATACTCAAGCACAGATAGACGGAAGCACACTACCTAATTTTGAAGCAGTAAGAACATTGAATCAATCTATTCGTAGATACAATCAACTTTTTTCTGGTATGATGGAAGTAACTATCGCTGGAGACTTTAGTTTGCATGCTGGAGATGTAATATTTGTTGATATATTTACCGTTTCAGCAGAGAAAGATGATACAG